CCTTTGAGACATGGTTAATAAACCGAACGAGAGGGTCGGTTTTAGGTCTGCCGCGCTTGGTAATTTGCTCCATACAGGGAGCATACCATAACCTTAAAGAAAAGGTTCTTGATTACTCTTCTTCGGTAGAGACGCGCAGGGGCATTGTGACAAACCAGACAATAGTCAAGATAGCAAGGGTTGCTCCCACAAAGTTCCTTGTATCTCCGTCGGGCAGTACGATCCAACCTACAAGAAGTCCAAATACTGTCCAAGATTGTCCAACTATGTCGTTAATTGCTTGAGTAAGGATGCTCTTCCACTTGCTCACTTCAGGTTTCTCCTCTGCCCACCTTTGATGGGCTTGCTATCTTGCGCCTTGGCCGGCGATGGCTTTGCTACGTTTCGTGCCGATGGCTTTCCGCGCCCGCCTCCTGGGCGCTTCTTTGGACCTTCACCGCTGCCGCTAAACCCGCCGCCACCACCACCGCCACCGGATCTCATGGCAGCAGCAGATACAGCAGCCTGAGCAATGGTGGTCATGATGACCGCTGGCCCAACAACCGTTCGCGCCTCTTCGCGCTCTTCCTCGGTAATCTCGTTACCAAGATTGGCAACAGTCGCAACGGCAGCGCCAACAGTTTCAGAAACGGCCGCGGCTACTTCGCCAACGGCCTCAGACACGGCGGCAGCAGCCTCGCCGATTGCCTCGGTTACGGCTTCTACGGCAGCGCCCGGATCAATTGGTCCAGGTGCGTCAGTAGGTACAGGGCTGGGATCAACAGAAGGGGCAGGAGACTCCGTAGGGGCTTCTGTTGGCTCGGGCGACGGCTCGGGTGTGGCAGTCGGGTCCGGTGTCGGCTCATAGGTCACCTCTGGGCTTGGCGACGGCGTCGGAGTTGGTTCCGGCGTAGGCGTCGGGGTTGGCTCTATAGAAGGCTCTGGCGTAGGGCTAGGAGCCACGCTAGGGCTTGGCGTTGGCGGTTCTGGTGTCGGTGTGGGTGTTGGCTCTGGGGTGGGCTCTGGGGTTGGCGTTGGGCTTGGGGTTGGCGGAATAGGCGCAAAGAGGACTACTGAAACGGGTACTGACTCCCCTGAATACACTGCAAAGGTGTTGTTGTCAGCTCGGATTGTGAAGGCGTATTCCACGTCTGGGCCACCGGTGGCCGAGAAGACCTGCCACGGCAGCGTGATGGACGTCTCGTCGGAGCCCACACCCCACCCAGATTCCCCAACGCGCCAGGTGATGGCGTAGCGCTCAACAGGCGTACCGCTATCTAGTGGCGTATCCCACGTAAGGTTGACATCGCCGTTGCTGTACACCGTAACCATGAGGCCAGTTGGCGCGTTTAGGTATGGATCGGGTACTGGGGTAGGAGTTGGCTCTGGCGTTGGAGTTGGAGTTGGTTCCGGGGTTGGTGTTGGGGTTGGCGGTGGCGTTGGTGTCCATGTTGCAGATGGGGTTCCCGGCGCAAGCTCGGCTGCAAAGTTGCTGATTAGGTAGTAGTGGTTTCCATAGAAGCGATCCGCCGCCGGGTCGCCGCAGCAGACACCAGCACGTACTCGGTACTCCCCAGCAGGAAGATTGATGCGGATTGTTGAAGCAAGAGAGTAACCGCCCGTATGCTCGGTAAAGGAGTCGTCGTTAGCGGCGAGGAGCACCCCGTTGCCGTCGTAAAGCCAAAGCATGGAGTCAACGGTTCCGGGGCACCATCCAGCATTGGTCTCGTCGCAGAGGTCAGTCCAAAGGTGGAGCTCGCCCTGCTCTGGAAGGGTGATCCAGAAGTCTTGCGTTCGGTCAACGTAAAGATTCTGAGAGCCCTGGGTTGGTGAGGCAATAATTCCATAGGCCAAGGTAGAAATAATTAGCCAAACACTAGCAAGGATTACTGCAATTCTTGTATTCATTTAGCCTGCCCGGAGAGCCAAGCCATAAGGCCGCTAATTCCAGTGAGCCCAAGAATGCCAATGACAAATTTTGCGAGACGATACGCGCCGCGTGTCTCTGCCATCTCCACGCGCATCGCGGAGAGTTCTTCGTCAATCTTATCTAGTCGGGCAAGAATCTGGTTGATGTTGTTCGCAGTCATACCTCAACCTATGGTGTGGGTTTGGTTTTACACCCACACTATAAGTTGTGTGCAACTACTTAGCAATGCCCTTGGTGTCTGCTTTTTGTTCGCTAAGAGAGCGAAGTTTTTCAAGTTCTTCTTGCAGCAATTTAACATTACCTTCGGCAATATCAAGCTGCACTGTCATTGCGCCAATCTTCCGAAGAAGATCATCCATTGTTATTTGTCTGCTTTCCATTTTACTTTTTCTCCTACAGGGAACGCCCTACTTACTAAATTATCCTAAGAAAACAGATATTAGCACACTGCGGATTTACTCAGCAGCTTCATTGCCCGCATCCGGATTTGGGATCAAATCAACCTGGCAAACCCCACACACATAGTGCGGCAAGTCTCCGCTCTCAGTTAACCTAAGGATTGCGTTGGCAGAGATGCCATTGTTTGGACATCCCTCTGTTTCGCAACTAATTTCAACGCTTGCAAATTCCATTTAATACCTCAAGTCTTGATGATGAAGTTCAGAAGAGTTGCCTTAGGGCTAATGGTACCATCTGAAGAGGTGACGGATGTTGTGCCAAGAGACGTAACTCCGCCAGTAACGGTGTGAGTAAGGTTGGTGCTTTCTGCTCCGGATGTCACCGCCGCAGGGTTGGTTGTGTGCGTGTGGGAAGTGCTTGCGACACCTTGCGATGTGCCACTACCGGTGAATAGAACAACCGAAGTGCTACCAGTTGGAGCAGATGATGTTGTAGAGGCAACGTCAACGCTGTGTGTGTGGTCGCCGTGGGTGGATACGGCAATAGTGTCCGCATGGGCGTGGGCAATGTTAGTTGTATGTGAATGGATGTTACCTGTGTTGGGGGCAAATGTTCCAGCATTGTTTGCCCAGCCATCTACTGTGGCCGCGCGTCCGCCAACAAAGCGATCTCGCATGTCTGGCAGGGCGAAAGTTCCAGAACTTACCCCAAATACAGCCGCAAGTGCTGGATATGCTGAGTAACTGATTGTAGATCCGTCTAGGAACAGCCATCCCGATGGTGCCGTACCAGTCATCCACATAACAACGGAGCCAGTCGGTGGAATTTGACTCGTTAGCGCAACTGCAACCCCCTCAACCGCAAGCGTTCCCGCAGCAGATCTAGAAAGCGTAGTGTCAGTTGCATGCCCAAGCTCAATCGTGCCGCCAACCGTAAGGTCGTCGGCTGAAGTTGAGAGGCTTACGTCGGAAAGAATCTTTACCATGGGGGTATTTTACCCTAGGACGACAACTCTGTACGTCCCCGCAAGGCTAATTGTGACCGTCAACGTGTCAGTAGTGGCCGTTACCACATCACAGAACACCAAGGCATCGACAGAATCGTACACGGAAACTACTACGTCCTTGGTGCCGAGGCTGTGGGTGACCGTCTTGGCTTCGCCTGTAGTCCAGGTTGCGCTCGTGCTGTAGCGGCGTGCACCACCGTAAGTCGGGCTAATTGCCGCACCCTGCCACGTACCAGCAGAGATCGTGCCAACGGTCGTGATGCTGTCATCACCGCTGTACGTTCCGCCAGCCACTGCGGCGAGAGTTGCATGATATGCCTGAACGTTTGTGCCAATTACAAGGCCGAGGGCAGTGCGGGCTGCGCTATCGCTGGTTGCGCCAGTACCACCGTTTGCAATAGCGATTGCGGTGCCATTCCACACACCGGTGGCAATCGTGCCAACCGAGGTCAGGCTTGAAGCAGTAACTCCGCTGCCGAGGGTTGTCCCGCTAAGGACTTCCGTCCCATTAATTCTGTATACCTTGCCATTGGCAATATTGACATGCTCAGAGAGTGTCCAGGCGTCGGTTGCATCAACCCAGTTGATGGTCTTGTCGGTAGCGCCCTTGAGTGTAATACCGCCGCCGTCAGCAGTTGCGTCGCTTGGCGTGGTGACCGAACCGAGCTCAATGTTCTTGTCGTCAACCGTAAGGGTTGTTGAATTTACCGTTGTTGTGGTTCCGTTGACCGTGAGGTCTCCAGAAAGCACAAGGCTTGTACCCGTTGCTGCGCCAATGTTTGGCGTGACAAGGGTTGGGGTATTGGCAAAGACCAAAGCACCAGTGCCAGTTTCATCGGAGATGACACCAGCAAGTTCGCTGGACGATGTTGCCGCAAAATCGCTAAGTTTATTTGCGGTAAGCGCAACGGTACCCGTCGCATCTGGAAGGGTAATTGTGCGATCAGCGGTTGGGTCTGTGACCGTAAGGGTCGTCTCGTGAGCGTCTGCCGTCGCGCCCTCAAAGATTACGCCAGCACCATCAACAACAGGCGCGGTAAGCGTCTTATTGGTAAGGGTCTGCGAGCCAGTCTCGGTTACATAGCCCGTAAGCGATGGAATGTCCGAAATAAGCGCAATCGTGCCCGTTGACGATGGAAGGGTAACCGTTCCGCCTGCCGCAGCGGCTGGCTGAAGGGTGGTTGTGCCTGATGACGAGCCTGGGAGCGCAACGCTTGAAATCCCCGTAAGGGCAAGGTTTGCAGACGAGCGGTTTAGCGCAACGCTGGTAGTACCAACAAAGGTTGTGTCAGATGGGTTTGCCTTACCGTTAGCAAGGTCGTAAGCAGACTTTACAGACGCAGGCGTTGCAGCCTTGCTGGTTGAAGTGCTAGATACGGAATCCTCTAGCTGTACGGCGCCCTTAACGGTTGTTGACGCATCAGCAATGCTGATAGCGGGAGTCGTGCCACCGCTTGAAGAAATTGCACCAGTTCCAGTGACGGCTGTAACTGTTCCGCTTCCGGTTCCGATTACCTGCCAAGCGGAACCATCATAAACCTTAAGCACATCGTTAGTGCTGTTGTAGTAAACCTGACCCTGAACTGGAGAGGCTGGATCGGAGGCAAGGTTTTGAATAACAGCATTCTGTAGTTCATTTTTCTGAAGGTCAAGAACTGTTAGGAATTTCATTTTCTATCCTTAATTTAGATATGCCTTGCCGCCAAAGGGGCTCGAGAAGCTGACTATAACCTGATTGCTGGACGAATAAAAGACCTCCCCGATCTGAACGCTTCCGGCACTGTCAACAATTGTTACACTCGGAAACCTGCCAAGATTGTGGGTAATGGTCCAAGTTGAAGAAGAGGAAAGCTGGTTGTGCGTATATGTCGCGCCGCCGATAATTGCGACAGAGGACGTAGTTGTGATGAGGCTGCTTGTGTCGGTAACTGTAATTGAGCCGCTAGACTCGGCGATAATTGCATTAAAGTCGTCAATCATCTGGTAACTTCTCCGCTTACAAGAAACTCGCCTTCAACAACCCTGCTGACAATGCCGCTCGAAGAAACAACCTCGAGGTCGTACCGATACTTCCCCGCGGGAATAATTGCCGTGGTTGCGGCTGGCACGGTAATCTCTATCTCCCCAACGGAATTCAATACAATTCCGGCACCGCTGGTTGCAAGAGTTAACTGAACTCCCGGGGCGCCCCGAGAAGAGCGCACCTTCATCCTGGCAGTATACGTAGAAAGATTTACCACGACCCCGCTTGAGTCTTTGTACGTAATCTCCCGGACAAGCGTTGCACCCTGTTCGCAGATGATGTCATAAATACTTGCAGGCATGCGGCCATTTTCTTCTAGTTTTTCAGTAAAGTCAATGCTTTGTGGTTTTACGTTGGGTATAGTGTAATATACAAGTATGGGTAAGCCGGGGCGAAAGCCACAAGCACAGATCGACGCGTTGCGGGAGCAGATTACGCAACTGCTCCTTAACGGCGTGCCTACGGCACAAATCTCTAAGGCTACCGACCTTTCCGTCCACACCGTTCGGGAGCACATTCGGGCAATTAGGAAAAAGTGGGCAGAAGACCAACCCGATCAAATCCTTACAAGGGCAGAGCTTGTCCAGCGCGCCAGAATGATTGGCCAGCAAGCTGCGGTTGGCGCCTCTAAGGCTCGTGGCTCGGCAATGGAGATCCAGTACCTAAAGATTCAAATTGAAATATTAGATAAGGTTGCAAAGCTGACTGGGGCCTACGCGCCAGTTCGCCAAGAGGTTAGCGGTGTTGATGGTGGGGCAATTGAGATTTCCAAAACCCCCCACGAGATTGACACGCTCACTTCTGGGGAACTTTCCGGCAGGCTTGCAATATGGGCAAGGCAGTTAGAGGAGGCGTCAAAGATTGCAGAACACGAAGCAGAAGCAAGGCAAATCGAAGATACCAGCGCCGCCGACTAACGAGCAGTACCGCTCATGGCTTCGGGATAGGGCTGCCTCAGACGACGCTGCGTTTGCGGAGTATGTAAGCGGCCTAGTCTTCCCAAAGCACCTTAGAGAGATGGAGCACTTCCTCTCGGAGAATCCAAGGGCGCTTGTTCTAATGCCCAGAGGTCACGCAAAAACTACGCAGTTAATTCATCGCGCGGCGAGATTGGTTGGCGTGACCCAAGGAAAGATTCGAATCGGAATTGTTACATCCGTTCTTTCTGACGCGCTTGCGCGATCAAGGGCAATCAAGACAATTGTTGAGTCTGCAAGTTTTGCAGAAATTTTCCCCTGGGCAAGGGGCGGGGTTGCGGGCGGGAAGTGGACCGACGAAGTCTGGACCATTAAGGGCGTTAACCTTGGCAAGGACGCAACATGCTTTGCAGATGGCCTGACCTCAATTAAGCCCGGTCCGCGCCTTGACCTCCTAATTGCAGACGACATTGTTGGACTTAGGGAAAACGCTACCCCAACCCAGCGACAAAAGGCAAGTGAGACCTACTGGCAGGTTATCGATCCAATGCTCGTTCCTGGCGCCACAAGATGGTACATCGGGACAAGATGGCACGAAGACGACTTCTATGCAGAGCTCACCAGCAAGGGAATTCCAACATATCTAAGAAAATCCCTTGAGGACGCTGGTCCACTCTGGCCGGAAATGTATACCACCAACGATCTTGAGGTTAAGCGCGAAGAACTCGGCACGCCAATCTTCAACTTACAATACCAAAACGACGTTACCTCCATGGGTGGAAACATCTTCCGCTATGAATTCTTTCAGTATGTTGATCAGGTGCCACCGGGGGCAAGGAGGGTAGGTGTAGACCTTGCCGCATCCGAAAGGGAGAGGTCAGACTACACCGCTGCGGTCGAAGTCGTGGAGGATGACGATCATAATCTTTACGTCGTTGGAGCGTACAGAACAAGAATTCAGCAGGGTCACCAAAAGTGGCTAACGGGAGTTGACCGAGAGGG